GAAATATGATACAATTTGTTAGTACAGAAAACTATCAGTTTCCGTATAAGAACGTACTCGACGAATATCCTGATTTGAATATTGTAGTGTGTTTACTGCGCCACGAAGCTACTGATGATTTTAGAAAAGGTTTATACGAGTCTGTAGTTAAACGATTGGCGGGAGTCCCTGCAATAGATCGCTTGATCATTGACGATATAACCGAAGCTGTTAACCTTGACAAGGTTGATGAAGTTTTTGATCATGTTGTTGATAGATTAGGCATTCCGCGACAGCATATAATATTCATAAATGGCGGCGAGGAGCGTAGAAACTATGTTGTCCCGTACCCAACATTTTATCATGTAGACTCTCTAAGACTAGAAGGCTATAGCAAGGAAACAGTAGTACCTTGGCAAACTCGTACAAACTTGTTAATTAGTTTGTGCCGCAGGCCAAATTGGTTCAGAGTAGCGTTAACTGAAGAACTAATTAAGCGCAATTTATTAGAACATTCAATAGTAAGCTGTGGGTCCGATAAAGCGGCAATAGACGACGGCTGGATTGATTTATTTGTAACGCCTGAGCTACAGCATTATTTTCCAATGACGGTTGACGGCTTTATTTCTCGAGAAGATGAATATACTTCAAATGGAACAGAGTTTACAAACGCATACGTTAACATTGTGTCAGAAACAAGCCATGACGTTCGACCCAATGTAGCCATAATGGTTCATGATTGGGTAATACGAACAAAGCAAGCCACTGGCTATCGATGCCCTGACGGTTTACACCACTGGGAACGACTGTTTGTAACTGAAAAAACAATTAAGCCTTTTGCAATGAGGCAAATCCCAATTTTTAACACTGTCAAGCATCATGTTAAATTTTTACGGACATTGGGATTAGATTTATTTGACGATGTAATTGATCAAAGTTATGATAACGTTGACGATCCTCTACAAAGAGTACAGGCTGTTGCAGTGCAGGCTGAAATAGCATACAAACGTGGTTTTGAATATTTTCGAAATATACCAAATATAGAAACACGATTAGAGCATAACGTTGAGTGTATTCGACGTCGACGAAAAGTAAAAATGCAAGAAGCAGAACAACAACTTAGGGAATTTTTAAATCATGGGAATGGTACCATATAAAATATTAGACAATTGCTTTCGCGAATTGCAAGTAGACACTTCAAAATGTGTTGTAGAAATTGGAAGCGAACGCGGCGAAGGAAGCACGGCTTACTTTAGAGACTGGGTATCAGTTCATGGTGTAGATTTCCACACTGTGGACGTTACAGATGATGCACTGCAACATTTTACCAAGCATTATGGCGGTGCAGGTGATATCAAATTTCATATTACTGAAACAGGACACGCATGGTGTCGCGATGTATTGCCAACTTTGGGCAAGCAAATTTCTGTGCTGTACCTAGACAACTTTGATTGGATTGATCCTGTTAATTTACAGTACCAATGGCTACACGATCAAATTGCGGCTTACGCGGCCCGTGGTGTTGTTATGAATAACGAAAACAGTCAAGAAGAACATAGACTACAAACGCTATATTGCTTGCCGTATATGGCGCCACGAAGTATCATTATCATAGACGACTCGTGGCCTGACACTACTAGTCCAACAGGATGGGGAGGTAAGTGCGGTACTGCTATTCCAATGATGTTAGACGCTGGATATCAAATTCTAATTGATGAAGGAAAAATGGTGTTATATAGAGGTTTAGAGCTTTAAGAGAATAGGTGTCATTAAATTATATTCAAATGGTAACCAAACTTTATACTGTAACGTAGATCGTTAGAATAGTTGCCGCCGCTGTGCCAGCTAAAAGGATTATTGGCCGAATACCATCCTTGCCCAAATGCACAAGGCATCATGATCGGGGAATTGCCAGAATGATCACCGTAAAAAGTAGTACTTTTTTCTTCTATTACATTGTGATTAAAGAACACCATTCCAGCAGTAACGGTTTGGCGGCAATCTAAATGTATACCAGTATCAAATCCTGGTAAGTCTTTGCATAACTCGCAATAGGGTGAAGTATTTGATTTCAATTGATCGTACGTATATCCGCCCCACTCAGACTTAAAAAATGGATGTTGCCATAAGCGTTCTAATAGAGTGCTTTGTTGCTCTTGTATATTTTTACAAAACTCAGATAGTACAGGCAAATGATTAAATTCACTACATGTTTGTCTCAGATAGAATTTGGTCTTGCTATCTGCACTAACAATAATACTCTTCCAATCTACTTGTTCAAATTCTAAGCCGTCTGGCACGTCAAGACTTAGTTGATACAGTAATGGACGTGGCTCTGCAGTTAAGGTAAACATACGGCTTTCTAATCCCAAATAAATCAACTTCTCTACTACTTTTGTATAGGTAGCTGAAAGTATTATGAACTATTTATAGATTTAGATAGCTTTAAGAGCCTAACTTAAAGTCAGCCGGATAAATTTTAAATATCTTTAACTAAACGTGCAACAATTTGTTCGCAGGTGAGAATTTCAGTTGCATGTTCAATGCCCTTGCCCATAAACACATGCCCGCTTGTTGGGCTTTTTATACCAGCCATTAAGCCTCGGGTATTGTTACTGTTATCGCCAGGCGTTTCTGCAAATACAATAGCGTTTTGGCTGTCGCTATCTGTTTTACCGTTGTCTAATCGTTTTACGTCGGCAGCACCTGAGGCTACTAACTTGAGCTTTGTTTCGGTGGAAATTTTACTTTCAGCACTTACCGCAAACATAGTACCAATGCCTACGCCAAACGCACCACGATCCATATAATATTTTAACTGCTCGCTTGTTCCTACACCACCAGATGTAATCACACGGTGCATTGGAAAATTAGTCAAGTACTTGTCAAATAATTGTTCTAATGTTTCACCTGATACATTACCACGACCTGCACCATCTGGTCCTTTAAGGATAATACCATCTGCTCCAACCATCACATCCATTGGCAATAGTGTTTTAGTAAAAACCATGCTGCCGTTTTCTTGCAATCGTTTAATAACCTGCGGCAACACTACTCTGCGTCTATAGGCTGCATTTTCATGTGCATCGTCTAAGATGATTTCAACTGCTCCAACTTGACGTGCTAATAGCACATCTACTAAGCCTGGCAAGTCTAACAAATTTCCAATATCTACGCTAATTAGAATAGACGTATCGCCTACTGCATTTGCATACTGTTCAATGTCCTTATCCAACAATTGTGGATCAATTACTCCTATCCTTGTAAAGTAATTGAAGATGCTGAGACTTGGTAAGCACCCAGCACGTCGAACTGCAATAGCCAATGGCACATCGGATACTTTGTTCATTGCCATAACAGCAATTGGATACTTGCACTTGAATATTTCGATAAAGGTTTTCATACAATACTTATTATGAAAAACCAGGACAGTATGTGCCAATAAATATCTACATGAAAATAGTAATTGCAACCGGTGGCTTTGATCCTGTTCATTCAGGGCACATAAAATATTTACAAGAGGCTCGTGAGTTCGGCGACAAGTTAGTCGTTGGCCTAAACTCTGATGCTTGGCTTGAGCGTAAAAAAGGACGTCCATTTATGCCCTTTGCTGAACGGCAAGCAGTGCTCGAAGGATTACGCTGTGTTGATGAAGTTGTAGCTTTTGATGACAGCGATGGTAGTGCAGTCAAACTATTGGAAAGTTTTCAATCAAGCTACTCATACGCTGAAATCATCTTTGTCAATGGTGGAGATCGCACTGCGGCCAACATCCCTGAAATGTCAGTTAAGAATGTATTGTTTAAGTTTGGTGTGGGCGGCGACAACAAAGCCAATTCAAGTTCGTGGATCTTAGAAGAATGGAAAGCACCTAAGACTGAACGAGCCTGGGGTTACTATCGTGTGTTGCATGAAGTACCAGGCATGAAAGTTAAAGAACTAACAATCAATCCAGGTAAAAGTTTGAGTATGCAACGTCATCAACACCGAGCCGAATACTGGATTGTTAGTGAAGGCAGGGCCAATATTAATAGTATGATGGCTAGTGGCTATGCTTTGCCAAGTAGCGAACTAGCACGCCACGAAGAATTTAAAGTTCCGGTTGGGGAATGGCACCAACTTACTAATCCTCACGATGAGCCAGTTAGGATCATTGAGGTCCAGTATGGATCAAGTTGTGTAGAAGAAGATATTGAGCGTAAAGACACTTGACTTCCTGCTACAGTTCGTATATACTTACTAGGTAAGCCTTTAACTAACCGGAGATATACATGAGCTTTTCACCTGAACAAATTGCAAAACTGAAACGAGTGATCCAAGAGGGAGTCCAAGTCAAACGTGAGATTGACGACCTTAATGTGGGCCTTAAGGAAACTGTTGCGGCTATTGCAGAGGAAATGGAAATCAAGGCCGCAGTACTAAACAAAGCCATTACCAAAGCATTCAAGGGTGACTTTGATAAGGACCAGTCGGACTTAGAAGCAGTTGAGGAAATCCTTGACGTAACTGGCAATAAAGTGTAATGCTAAAACTGCTTGCTAGTGTAGGCAATTACATTCGCGAGGATTGGCAAGAAAATCCAGTGCGTTGTGTGCTGGAAATTCTTGCTTGGTTCTTAAGCATCGGATGTAGCGTTACTATGATGCTTACTGTTCCTACCCCACCGTTCTTGATACTATACCCATTGTTTATATTACAGTGTGGTATCTTTGCCTGGGCGGCACGTACTCGCGGTAGCGTTGGTATGCTTGCCAACTACCTACTACTGGTCACTATTGATTCTATCGCATTGGTAAAAATGTGGATGCAGTAAATGGAACAGCACGTTACAATTCATCATTGGCGACATGAGGATGGTTGGCACAATGTGCCTGCTATCTTACGCAAGAACGGTGATGTTGGCCGTGAGTTCCTAGAAGAAATTGTAGGATGGCATTGCTGGGTATACTGCAACGACCATCATGAGTTTTTAGATTGGATGATGGAACATTGTCCTAAAGCTGATTGTACTCCTAGATTCAACTCTGGTGATCCAATGGTCACTGTACATATTAAAGACAAAGACGAGGCGGCATACTTTATGCTGAACTTTGATGTCTAAGTGGCTAACGTACAATTTGTTTGTTGGGGATGCCGACGAGCGAGAATTGTATGAGTGGCTGTCTGAAAACATTGCACCTGTGCTAATGACCACACAAGCCGAGTACGATTACTTTAAAATGTATCATGGCGATCATGACTTATGGATCATGCATTCAGCAGACGTAAGTGATGTAAGCAGTAGCAAATGGGACACCGTAACACAAATCAGCTTTAAGAAAAAAGAAGATGCCATTCTTGCCAAGCTACGATTTGGAGGATCTATTAATTGAGTTGGCTAGTACCAAAGTACGCATTGAAAAAAGGATGGGGACACACAGTTCGCCTGGTTGATCCTTATGCTGACTCAAACGAATTTGGCAGTATCGTAGATTACGAAGCAGTAGATCGAATCCTGGAATGGACCACTGAAAACTCGTGCGGCACTCGAATCGGATACGATTTGTGGAAATTTAGGTCGCAAGAAGAAGCAGAAGAGTTTATAATGGTGTTTACGTTAAGATACGGAAAGTAGTATGAGAGTTCTAAACAAACGTCTTTGGCCCCACCAGTTTGATTTGCCTATCAAGGATATGCATGCAACTGATGACCGTATTATTTGGCTCAAGCAAAATTTGCCCAGGGAAGCGTGGCGATTTAACGAAAACAATTCTGTATATTGCTTTGCCAACAAAGATGATGCTGTAATGTTCAAGTTGGCCTGCTCATGACAACTTATGTGACACTGCCATTTAGGCCGTATCGAGAACCACTTGACTGGGCCAAAGAAAATTGTCCTAGTTATATCAGCAATGATGTACACATGGACGGGTATAACAGCTACGACAATACTAAAATTGATTACTTCTTTGGCAACGAAGAAGATGCTATGTTGTTTAAGCTCGCTTGGTTATGAGTTATAACGGCGCCGCAAAGTTTTTACCTGATAATTGGAGTCCTGTGGATTACACTATTATTACAGATGGTTGCGATTGCTATCCATGGCGCGAAGTGTATGCCTGGTGGCCAGTCAAAACCATCTACGGAGAATACGTGTGGCGCGAAAAACTTTTTAAGCGCAAGGTGTGGGTATCGTGGGGTGCAGGGTTTCTCATGGAGCCGCATGTACAATATGCAACTGCTTTTGATTTGATTACATATGACCCTAATGCTCGATATCAAAGCTAGGTACGCGGCTTGGAAAGAAGACCGCTTTCTAAAAAAGCATCATTGCCGCAATCGCAAAGAGTACGAACGCAAGTACGATCCAGACCATGTGCCGCGTGCCTCTCAAATAAGAAACTACTATCAAGGCTACAAGCATATTCATTGTTTTGAAAACTACGAAAACTTTGTTTATAAAAGAATATATGATTATGGGCCCGGTGGCTATCGCGATGGGTTCCATGTTATATGCGAATGGTGTGAGGAACACTTGCAAGGCAAGTGGCGGTATGATTGCCATCGTGTAATGAAAGCGCCAAGTACTGCCAACCAATGGGAAGTAAATGAACTAGGCGGAGGAGACCATTGGTTCTTTGCTTTTCAAGACGACGAAGACTATTTTATTTTTAAACTGCAATGGGGTCAATGACACAACGAGTTATCATACGAGAACCAGGACGACATCATGGCGCTCGCTATTACACACTAAAGCCAGAAGGGTATACTCCCAACTGGGAGAACCAAGTCTGGAATGAAATGGTAGAGTGGTGTGTGGAGCAGTATGGGATCGCTGGTGATGTGTGGGGCGAACAAGGTGTTTGCCATCGTTGGTATGTTAATAACGCAAAGTTTTGGTTTCGCGAGCAAGAAGATGCCGCAATGTTTATATTGAGATGGTCATGATAACAGACGAAATGAAACAACGTATTATGAATACAAATCTTTGCAAAGAGATTATTTTAACGTCTAACAAACTGCGTAGTGTCTCGAGCACAGGTTTTACCATGCGATATGATGATAATTGGTTCTTCCTAGGGCATAATAAAACACACTGGCCTTATCAGCATACTCCGTCAAGGTTGATTCCCATACGTGACTTGGAACGCTGGTGCTGGGATAATATCTCGCATGGCCGATACTGGCGGAACTATGGCAACAAGTTTGCGTTCAAGCGTAAAGAAGATGCGGCATTGTTTATGTTGACTTGGGCATGACATGAGACTTATCAACCACGACGAAATTAAAGAGCAAATAAACAACTGCTACGACAGTTGGAATCCCAATTGGAAAGCTAACATAGGAGATAGTAGTCTTATACCAGCGTTTAAGTATCACCTTGAACAGTCTGCTGGCCTTAAGTTAGATTTTGAAATAGAAATACGCCGCGGTATATCTGCTTACAAGATTAATAGTATTGAAGTCGTAGACGAGGAGGCGTTTATGTTATGGATATTGGCCTGGTCATGACAGTAACTTATAAAACAAACGATGCATGGCCGGGAGTACAGTTTCCAGTGTTGCACAAAGTTACGTATGCTAAAACAGTAGATGGTGTACAAGCACAGTGGCAAATAAGTTATAAAGACTATAAGGTAAACGAATGGCTCAAAGAAAACTGCAAGCACCCTTACTATCACAGTCCTGGCTACTTAGAAGAAAAGTTCATTCAATTTGAATGTGACGAAGAGGCGGCGCTGTTTGCGCTGACATGGGCATGAGTATATTAGAAATAAAAAAGCTGTTTACACTACCTAACGGTGTGCATTTCCCATGTGGTATGAATCTGCGTGAAAAACTTTGGTGGCGATTTATGCCAGGTGTTATTATCAACGTAAAGTGGCCCGTTGGTTGGGTAACTCTATACGAAGATCCAGATGGATCAAAAGTGTCAACAGAATCAACTGATCCAAACGATCACTATAGGCCCTGGATGGAAGCCAATGTGGGCCGACAAAAATGGGATTGGGATTGGGGTATGGCGGACCGAGACGCAACGGACAACCGGCTTACAATAAAGATTAGGCAAAAGCATCAAGAGTGTGCTATAATTGCAAAACTAATGTGGAGCTAACCATGAATGATACATTGATCCTAATTGCATTTCTTTTTACTAAACATTTTGTAGTAGATTTTCCGCTACAAAAACCATACCAGTGGATGAACAAAGGTACATACGGACACCCTGGAGGCATACTGCACTCGGGCTTACATGGCATTTTCACAGCATTGTGTTTTATGTGGTACGCTCCTGTTGCAGCCATTTACCTAGGTCTAATTGACATGCTGGTTCACTACCACATTGATTGGGCCAAGATGAACATCAACAAAAAGTACGGCTGGGGTGCAAACACACACGAACAATTTTGGTGGCTGTTGGGCTTGGATCAATTCCTGCACGCCTTGACTTATGTTGGACTTGTTGCACTAGTGACTGTATGATAGTCAAAACTGCCGTCCAACAGCAATGGAGTATTTCCCATATGGGTGAAGGGAACTTTGAAGTTTTAGATCAAGCAACTGTTGATGGAGCAACATGGTACACTGTTAGTTGCCGCAAGGATGTATCTATATGGGTACGCGAACACGGGGTTGAAAACAAAGAGTGGTTTGACCATATTGACAGTAAGTGGATGTTGCACAGAAACGTGTTTGACATACACGAAGAACTATACACGTACCTTAAATTGTCATGGGGTGAATAATGGATTGTAAAGAAGACTGCAAGAAAAACTATTCGGAAGAGTACGATTCGTACTATTGCGAAACATGCAACAAGTGGCTAGAAGATAAGTGTGATGATGCCAACTGCGAGTATTGCACGAAGCGACCAATAGCCCCGCCATATGATAGTTCGCATTAAACTAAAAGAACATACCCTGTTTGATATTGATGCACGTACAGCAGAAGTTATAGAACTGCGAGACTGGCTTGATGAACTTGTTGAATGGGATCGAAGCAAATATGAACTTAAAGTTCATGCACAAGGCACTCGTGCTATTATTGTGTTTGACGAAATTGAACATGCTATAATGTGTAAACTAAGGTGGTCATAATGGGAATGAAAGTCTTTAGAGAACGCAACGGGATGAAACTCATAAGCGACGAGCGTGATGTTGAAGTGCCTGCAAAGTATCGTATAAAAGTTAAAGAATGGTGCAATGAAAATGGTATTGAAGCCGCATTGGCATCGAATATTGAAGGATCAACTTGGGCGGCTTCTATCTGGGGCGTCAACATTTGGCGCATCAAGGACACCAATGATCGTGCATTTTTTATGTTGAGGTGGGGTGCATGAACTACAATACAGCACCAGATTCTGTTACAACAGATGGCAACATCTGGCGTAAGGTTGAAATTGAGCCATGGAAAAGTT